TGAACGAAGCATTCCTTGAAAGATTCCCTATCACTATGGAAGTTGGTTATCCTTCAGCACAAACCGAAAAGAAAATCGTGAACAAAGTTCTTGATTCTCTTGGAGTTTCCGATACTGATTTCGCCGAGAAGTTAGTGAATTGGGCAAACGCCATTCGTAAGACTTTTTATGATGGTGGAATTGATGAAGTAATCGCAACTCGCAGATTGGTTCATATTTCAAACGCATTTGCAATTTTCGGTGATAGAATGAAATCAATCGAAATGTGTGTGAATCGTTTTGATGAAGATACCAAAACTTCTTTCTTGGATTTGTATTCCAAGATTGATGCAGAAGCGGTGATTTCTTCTGATGAAATTGAAACCGAAGAATCAAATGTTTCTTTCATTCAAGTTTAAATGATGATTCGAATAATCCCCTTTAACCAATCATAGAATAAATATTATGCCACTAAAAAATGTAACAGTAAAAACAGTAGTAGATGAAAAATTTAGATTCAAAGCAATGGACCTAAATGGAGCTGTTTTTGTTTATGAAGATAAGCCAAGTATTCCAATCGATATTGCATGTGATACATGGGATGTCAAAACTGGTAAAGTTCTTCAAATTTCACCTCCTACTCCGGAAAGCACTGCTAATTTAGAGTTGGGCGATTGGAGAGAATCTTTAGTAGAGTTAAATGATGAAGCTTTTATACTTGATTGAAATAACCAATAATAGAGAGATACATGAAAACAGCAATAATTGAAGTCCTAGAAAAAGGTGAACTGGTTTTTGGTTCTCCCACTGTAGGTAAATATTTTGTACGAAGATTCGAAGATGGAGAATCAATGGGTGGCGGATTTTTTAAAACAAAAAAAGAAGCAACAACTCACGCAAGAGAATATAAAAAAGAAGACACCGAGCAAATGGAAGAAAATGACAATCAATGAATTTATACAGAAGTATAGGAAGGTTGAACAAATTACGCCCCACATGATCAGTTCTCATAATCCCCGTGTATTTTGTAAAGATGGATTTATAATGTCTGTTCAGGCGGGACAAAGTTTGTACAGTACTCCAAAAGATGTGGCAGATAAATATGAAGAGGTTGAAGTTGGTTATCCTTCAACAGAAGAATCATTGATTACATCCTATGCAGAAGATAAAGAAAATCTTTGTGGTACGGTTTATGGATATGTGCCGTGTTCAATTATTGATAAAGTGATTGAGAAGCATGGTGGAATAGATGAAGAAGCAATTATAAAAATGAAAGAAGGATTATGAAAGGTAGAGAAGGTAAACATGTTCGCCAAGAATCCGCGATCAATCGTACAAAAGCAACTATTCTTGTATATGAAGAAGGGTTGAAATTGGGTAATGATGATGAGAAAAAACTATTAAAGAAAAAAATAGAAAGAGCTCAAACAACAGTTGAAAATACTAAAAAGAATATGAAATAACCTAAGCCATCCGAGGGAACGGTGGCATATTGGTTCAGAGATAGCAGAATGTTCGTGACATGACGCTAGGTGTAACCCACCCTTAATTGTTTCTGAGGTAGGATGGTTATGTGAGCAAGTTGCAGTTAAGTCCCTGTCATTTCAGGTGAGATGTCATTCAACTGCATACAACTAGTGGGGTGATGACGATTCGTGAGAAGTTCGCAGACTTAAGCCACTAAGTATCGAAGGCCAAGGACGAGCTCATGGTTATTTCTTACATATAAATATACATAGCATTACATAATTAACTAATTATTATAGGAGTTTGATTTGGAAATTAATATCAATATTAACGAATTAAGAGAAAAGAAAATCTTTGTAGCAACGCCCATGTACGGTGGAATGTGTACGGGGATGTATACTAAAGCATCTTGTGATTTGGCAACAACCGCCACTAAGTATGGAATGGATGTAAAATTCTTTTATCTCTTTAATGAAAGTTTAATTACAAGAGCCCGAAATTATTTGGTTGATGAATTTTTGCGATCCCCTTACACTCACCTAATGTTCATTGATTCGGACATTAATTATAATCCTCAAGATGTACTAGCACTTGCTACACTTTGTGATGAAGACAAGCCAATTATTGGTGGCCCCTATCCAAAGAAATGTATTGCATGGGAAAAGGTACGTAATGCAGTAGATGCTGGATTGGGTGATGAGAATCCTAATGACCTAGAAAAATTCACAGGTGATTTTGTATTTAATCCAGTTGAAGGAACGACTCAAATTAAAATTGATGAACCAACTGAAGTATTGGAAGTTGGTACTGGATTCGTAATGATTCGCCGTGAAGTATTTGAAGCATTCAGAGAAGAGTATCCACAATTTTCCTACAAACCAGATCATAATCGATCAGAACATTTCGATGGCAAGCGATACATTCATGCCTTCTTTGATACAGTGATTGACAATGAATTATATGCAGGAAAAGGTGCTGGTGGTTCAGACCGTTATTTGTCTGAGGATTATATGTTTTGCCAATGGGCAAGAAAAATTGGGTTTAAAACTTGGTTGTGTCCTTGGATGGAAGTAAATCACGTGGGAACTCATGTATTTAACGGTACATTAAAAGATCTTGGTAGATTGGAATTTGCTTCACACGGAGTAGATGATTCTAGACCATTGAAAGAAGAACGTAAACAATCAAGACAAGAAAGGAGGAAAGCAGAACGGGTCGAAAAGAAGAAAAGTAAACTTACAACGCCAGTAAAAACTTGACAAATCAGCAATACGTGATATAATAAGATATACAATTAATACTAAACATATAAGGAATATGATGAAATTAACGGCTGAAACAACTGCGATACTTAAAAATTACGCGGCAATAAATCAAAACATACAATTCAAACAGGGTAAAACCCTATCAACAATTTCCCCTCAAAAAAATATTCTAACAACTGCGGAAATCAGTGAAGACATTCCAAGCACATTTGCTATCTATGATCTTAACAAATTGTTGGGAGCACTTAGCCTTTTTGACAAAACTCCTGAATTAAATGTTGGTGAAAATAAATTGAACATTCGTACTACTGAATATGAACTAGATTATGTTTATGGAGATCCAGCTATGTTAGTATTACCTCCAGAGAAAAAACTAGATTTTCCTGAACCGGAAATCAACTTTAAAATGACAAAGGACGCATACGATGCCGGTCTAAAAGCGGCACAAGTTTTGTCATTACCAGAGTTGATTGTACATGGTGATGGAAGTAAAATATTTTTGGTTGCAACTGATACCAATAATAATTCTTCTGACGAATTCCGAAAAGAGGTTGGTGAAACGGATAAAACTTTTCAAATGGTTTTCAAAATTGAGAACATGAAACTTTTGAGTGGTGGATACCAAGTTGGAATTTCTTCTAAAGGTATTGCACATTTCTCACACGAACATTCCAAATTACAATATTGGATTGCAACAGAACAAAATTCAAACTATAACGGATAAACATGGAAAACTTTTTATGGGTAGAAGAGTTTCGCCCTAAAAGGGTGGCGGATTGTGTTTTATTAGAACCTCTCAAAGAAGTTTTTCAAGGTTTCGTTGATGATGGCAAAATCCCCAATTTACTTTTATCAGGCGGTGCAGGTGTAGGTAAAACCACAATAGCACGTGCTATGTGTGATGAAATAGGTTTGGATTATTTAATGATAAATGGTTCAAACGAAGGCAGGAATATAGATACTGTCAGGACACTTCTACAGCAATATTGTAGTTCAGTTTCAATGAGCGGTGGAAGGAAAGTTGTCATAGTCGATGAGGCAGATTACATGAATGCTGAATCGGTTCAACCAGCACTTAGGGGGTTCATTGAAAAATTTAGCGCCAATGTTAGTTTTATCTTTACTTGTAATTTTCGTAATCGGATCATTGATCCTATCCATAGCCGTTGCTCTGTAATAGAATTTGTAATTCCAAGATCAGAGAAACCGAAACTTGGTCAAGAATGTCTGGAAAGAATTAAAGAAATCCTGACATTGAAAGAGGTCAAGTTTGATGAAAAAGTTCTTGTTGAATTAGTTTTGAAACACTTTCCAGATATGCGGAGAGTAATAAACGAACTTCAAAGATATGCTGCCGGTGGAGTTATTGATGTCGGTATCTTGGCACAGATTGGCGAAATCAATCTTCTTGAATTAATGAAAGCCTTGAAGGGTAAACATTTTTCTGAAGTACGAAAATGGGTTACTCAAAATGTCGATAATGATCCAGTAAGGATTTTTCGAAAGATTTATGATGGAATACATGATTATCTCAAGGATACTTCAATTCCTCAGGCTATTCTTATCATTGCAGAATATCAATATAAGTCCGCGTTTGTTGCAGACCAAGAAATTAACCTAGTCGCCTGTCTCACAGAAATGATGGTGGATTGTGAGTTTAAGTAATATGCCCTATAAAGATTACGAAAAGCAAAAAGAATGGTCTAAAATCCTTGATGCTACTCCCAAAAGAAAGAAAAAAGAGAGGGAAAGACATTTATTAAGGACATATAATCTTACCTTAAAACAATGGGAGCAGATGTTGAAAGACCAGAACGGAACGTGCGCAAACCCACATTGTGATAAAGTATTAGAAGGAAGATACAGAATTCATACAGATCATGACCACAAAACAGGTAAGGTAAGAGGTTTATTGTGTGCCCGGTGTAATACAGATTTAGGACGGCTGGAAGATAAACATAGAATAAAAGGATTGTATTTATATCTTGAACAATACGGAGCAGATTATGACTTTGAAAGAGTTTTTTAAAAAAGTAGTTAGACATTTAGAACATTCTGGGTTATCAACTAAGACAAATCATGTCATAGATAGTGCAGTAGATGATTTTAATGCTCTAGATATTTTCGATAGACATGATGTTTTCTATGGTTCAAGATATATTATCAGCAAATTAAGACAAGACGGTTTACAGGGGTGCCGTTGTCCTAGATGTTCTTAGTAGCTTGACAAATTAGAATTATATGTTATAATAGTAGTATAACATTACAGGAAGCTTAAATGAACGAAGAATTATTAAAAATTTATGAAGATAATACGAATGAATTTGGGTTGCCAGTATTCGATTTATTCACTTGGCAAAACTTGAATACAAAATATATCGATCCAGACCCTTCTTTGCCCATGTCCAAACGGGCGAAAGTCATGATCGATACTATGATTCATTTCTTTGAAAAACACCATCCCAAATTTCCATTCAGGGAATTTGATATGCACGAAGTTAGGCAGAACTTTTATAAATTGTGCAATCTCAATCTAAAAGATAATATTTTCCCAAAAGAAAAGTGTAAAACAGTCCATGAAAAATATGAAGATTACGTGGGCAACTTTCCAGAATGGGGAATAGGAATTTTAAATTTTAGTGCAACTTATAATACCATTTCTGATGCGTTCATGAATCGTGAGCGAATGAAATGTAGTTATGATCGTTCACCAAGTCCAATTACAATGTGGAATGATCAAACGGATTTGAAACAAATACTTTCACCAATATGGAGATTACATCCGGATTGTGGAATGCCTCTCAAAAACAATTTGTACATTGAAGGAATACGTGTCGGAGCATATTTTGCAACGCAATTCAAACCATCAGTAGCAAAAGCTTTTTATGATTTTACCAAATCTAAAAAAGTACTTGATACAAGCTCAGGTTGGGGTGATCGTATGACAGGATTTTTTGCGTCTAATGCTGATGAATATTATGGAATGGACCCGAATGGTGATCTCCATGAAAATTATCACAAGATGGCAGTTCAATATGAAAATTGGTTAGGAGAAGAAAATCCTAAATCTGAATTTGGTGATAAATGGTTTTCTGTTGAAGGAAAAAAGAAAGTAAAAATTTATAGATC